GGTAGTACCGACCCTCGATGAGGACCGGGGAAGGGACAGCGCCGGCCACCCGGGGTCGTCGGGCGTCGATTCGAAATCGGGCGACCACCTCAACCCCCCCGAACCCGCTCACGGGCCTCTGGCTCCAGCCGCTTGAGCCACCCGTCCGCCTCATCGCCGCCCCAGCCGAGCCACGAGATCCACTGCGCAGACGGGTTCTCCCGGTCGCCCCAGCCCTTCGCGCGGCGGTCCACCTGCGCCCCGTGTCGAGCTCGCCACGCGGCCATCAAAAGGACATCGTGGTCGGAGACCTTGCCTCGCTTGAGCTTGCCGGCGGTGAGCGCCCCGGTGGCAGGCCCGCCGCCTTCAGGCACCGGCATTCCGCGGCCGAACTCCTCGCGGAGCTCCAGCCCGAGCGCAGCGGCCTCGCTGACCGCTTTGGGGACATCGTGGTACTCGATGGCGTCGGCACGCCCAGCCATCAATGCCTCGACAGCTGCCGCGATGTCGGGCTCTCCGGCGCTTTCGTCCGGCGGCCCAATCTCCTGGTAGCCGTCGTCACCGAAGCGGGATTTCGCGACCCGTTCCGCGCCGTAGACCTGGTTCCGCATGTAGATTTCATCGCGCTGGGCGTTGACGAGGCGCACCTGGGCCTCTTCTGCCGGCGTCAGCTCTCCGAGTGGGTTGAAGGTCAGCGTGTAGCGAGGCACATCCTCGAGCGTCTCGTAGTAGAGCAGGTCGATAAGGTACTCCAGCGGGTCTCGGTACCGCTCCTCCTGGTGCTGGGCGACCGTGTTTCTCCAGTGGTTCCACCAGCTGTCTCCGTCGGAGTTGAGGCCGCCGGGGGACTGCCCGAAGAGCAGGACAAGCGGCCGGCCGGTCACCGCGGCGAGATAGCGCTGGGCGCCCTCGGACAAGTCTTTGAAGCCGGTCGGGTTCGCTGAGACGCGCTGGTACTCGTCGTTCGGACCGAGGAGGATGGCGTTCGCGACCGACTTCGTCCAGTTCATCAACCGGACGGCACCGGTGAAGGCGTCGCGCCCGTCGCCGCCGGCCTTCTGCATCAGGCTACCAATCTTGAACACCGCGACCGACAGCTCGAGGGCAAGCCGCTCTCCAGCGCCCGCGGTCTGCGCGAGGCCACGGACCCCGTCCCAGATGCGCTGCCCGACAGCGTCGGCTCCCCAAGGGAGAATCTCGTTCCTCGCCCGTGCCGAAGGTGCTCGAGGGTGGCCGTAGAACCGGAGCAGCCGCGAGGCGTGCACCACGCGAGGAACGGTTCCGCCGGGACGCACGGGATGAACGTTGTAGGTCTCGACCTCCCCCCAGTTCGGGTCTTCAGGGTCGGCACACCACGAGCGCGGCGAGAACTCCCGCGCATCGAGCACGTGGAGCGCCTTCACCCGCCGCACGGTCCGGGGGATGAGCGGGGCAGCCTTCGGCATCGGGTCGTCGGTGACGATGAGGATGCGGGACTCTCCGTGACACTGCCCCCACCGGTCGGCATCCCGAAAGCGCGCCTGAGCCTTCAGCTCGGCCAGGCGGTCGCCCACGCGCTGGGAGCCCTCGCCGTCGAGCTGCACCCACTTCCGGGTCGCGTAGTTGGGCAGCACGTCCACGATGCGCCCGTAGATGCCGGTCTGGTAGGCGACGTCGAGCTCGTCGAGACTGAGCGGCACCCGCCACATGTTCGGGCGGCCCTGCGTCGCCATGTCCGACGCTAGCCCCAGCCCCGAGAGGGGGTTGCGCATCCCGCTGCCGCCGCGTGATGTGCCGCCCGCGCCCGATGGGGTGGGGGGTGTACTGGAGTCCGTGCGGGCCGGCGACGGGGCGGCCGGTCCAGAGATGAGGGCGCCCATACGCTGCCGGAGTCTGTCGAGCGGGGTGGCCATCTGCCCTCCTGGCTGCGGTGCACCACATGTGCACTATAGTGCACCATCGATGCACTGGCACGGTGCACGGGTGCTACATGAAGCCGAAGGACTGGGCGAGGCTGGTCATCGAGCCGCCCTGTTCTTGTTCCAGCCAGTGGTGTTCGAGCTGTGACCACGCGTCGACGTCGTCATCGTTCGCGCCAGCCGGGAAGCTGACCACTTGCTCCAGCCACTGGCGCACCCATGCCGCCGTCTCGGGGTTCTGCACCACATCGGGTAGGACAGCGTTGCCGGCCGCGGCGGTCGCCAGCGCGACGTTGGCTCGGGTGACCTTGTTCCCCTTGCCGGTCGGCTGGAACGCTAGCATGCGGGAAATCTCGCGGCGCATCTGGCCGAGGAGCGCGGTGCCGTTCGCCATATCCTCTACCAACACGCCGCCGAGACACCACTGCCACTCCGCGTGGAACTCACGGAACCCCTGCTCGAGGGCCGGGTAGTCCCACCGTCCAGCGCGGCGCCCGAGCAGGAACCGGTCTGGCCCCTTGCGCCCCCAGACCTGCATCGATGTGTAGTCGGCGCCGGGCTTCGCCTTCCGGTTCGCGTCGATGGTCATCCAGACCTCGTCGCAGTCGCGAGCTTGGGCGATTGGACTACACTGGTAGCGCCTCTCAAAGTATTCGAGTCGAAAGAGGGCGCCGCCCGCGGGCCGTGGTCGCTGCTGGAACAGGGCCGCAAATTTCATCGGCCCCAAGGTCCGCTCCTTGTCGCGGAGAGACTTCAGCGGCCAACGGTCCGGGTGGAGCGCCTCGCCCTCGGCGCGGTACTCCTCATCCTCCTCAGCGATGGCCGGGTAGCTCAGGACCCGCCACGTTCCACCCTCGTCTACCCGCCCCTCCTCCCGGAGCAGCCGGCCGGCGAGGTCGTCCTCGTGCCAGCGGGTCAGCATGACGATGACGCCGCCGCCCGGTGCGACGCGCGTGTAGGCGGTCGAGCCGTACCAGTCCCAGACCGTCTCTCTTTTCGTTGGAGACATCGCGTCGGCGTAGTCCTTCACCGGGTCGTCGATAGCGAGGATGTGGCACCCGTCGCCGGTCAGCGGTCCCCCGACCCCGACCGCCTTGTAGCGGCCTCCGGTTCCCACGCCCCACTCCGAGACCTTGTCGACGTTGTTCGGGCGGTAGTCGGTCGCGTGCCGCTTCTCCAACCGCTTCGGAACAATCCCGGGGAACACCCGGTCGGACACTGGCCCCCGGAGAATGGAACGGGCCATCCGGCTGTTCTTGTCTGCCAGGTCCTGTCCATAGCTCGCGCAGACAATCTCGTGCCCTGGATACCGCCCAAGGTGCCAGCCCGGCCACCGCTGCGAAGTGATTGCGGACTTCCCATGCCGAGGCGGGGCGAACAGCATCAGGCGAGGACTTCGACCGGCGGCGACGTCCTCGGAGAACCGCTGGAGCTCCGCACAGACCACCCGATGGAACCACCCGGCCTTGTACCCGGGGTGGGTCAGCCGCACCCACCACAACAGGTCTTCCCGCGCTCGTTTGTAGAGCGCCCGGTCCTCGACCGCGTGCTCGGTGCGTCGGCTGAGCGGGGCCGACATCATCCACCCTGCAGGCGGCGGAGGGCGCTTTCCGCGAGGGCGTCGAGCGCCTCTTCGCTCAGGTCATCGACCGCCACAAGCGGGTCATCATCATCGCCAGATCCAAGGGCGCCGGACAGGCCTCCCTCCAGAATACCGGCCGCCTGCAGTGTTGTGCGCCGGCTCGGCTCCAGGGCCCTGATTGCGGACAGGTACTGGCCCCGGAGCGCGTCGAGCCGGTCTTCGTAGGCCTCGACTGACATCTCGCCTGAATGTGGGACGGCTCCGCCCTTGAGCTCAGCGATTCGCTGCCGGACATCCAACCACTCCCGGTGGATGTCCTGCGCGAGATGGTACCCGTCGGCCGTCGCCCGGATCGAGTCCCGGATGACCGACGCTGCTTCGGCTTGGATTTGTGCCCGCTCGACAGCGCGGAACGAGCCGATGAGGTCGACGACGATCCCGGGGCGCGTCGACCAGCTCTTGACCGTGTCCCAGTGCAGACTCGCGGCTCGGGCTGTCTCCGCGATGGACCGGCCGCCCGCGATCCATCTCGCGACCAGCTCCTGTTTGGGTGTCGCTTGCAACAGTTTGGGCGGCACTTGCAAGCCGGTTGGTGGTCCAGATTCCGCATCTCGTCCGTGTTTTGCCGGTGCAGCATCACCGCTTGTTCTCGACGCTTGCAAGTGGACGACATTGCTTGCAAGCCGTTCGGCCGCCTCGACCGGAGTGTCATCCGGCCACCCATCGCGCGAAATCCAGCCGTAGACCGTGCCCGGAGCCACCCCGGCCTTCCGGGCCGCCCTGGCGACCTGCCCCCGCTTGGGCTTGCCGTCCGAGTCGCGCTCGATGCCGCGAAGGATGTTTGCGCGCTCCTCGGGGGTGCGCCTGTCTGCACGATAATCACTCATGCCTCAGCCTCCGGCCCCGAAGCCCACACCACAACCCCAGCCTCAATCATCGACCGGTCCGCCTGCAGCCGCTCGGCATGTCGGCGGTA